AGCCGTAGAACTAGAAACTTCAACAAGAAGTGTCTCGTCTAAGCTTAGAAAAATGGGTCACGACGTAGAACTTGCATCTTCAGTATCGAATAGAACATTCTCTGAAGACCAAGAAGCTACTTTATCAAACTTTGTATCTGATAACTCAGGACAATACACATACGCAGACATCGCATCTTCATTTGAAGGTGGAGAATTCTCTGCTAAATCAATACAGGGCAAAATTCTATCAATGGAATTAACTGGTCATGTAAAACCTGCTGAGAAGCCTGAAGCTGTTAGAACTTACTCTCCCGAAGAGGAAGCTACATTTACTACTATGGTAAATGGCGGTTCATTTGTAGAAGAAATTGCAGATGCGCTAGGCAAATCTGTTAACTCTATCAGAGGAAAAGCTCTTAGCTTGCTAAGAAGTGGCGATATTAACGCTATTCCTAAGCAGAAAGAAACTAAAGGTTCTAGCAAAGCTGATCCTTTAGCTGAAGTTGGTGACATCGACAGTATGACTGTTGAAGCTATCGCTGACGAAATTGGCAAAACTGTAAGAGGCGTTAAAACAATGTTGACTCGTAGGGGTTTAACTTGTGCTGATTATGACGGAGCCGCAAGAAAAGAAAAAGCATCTAGCTAATATTTTCTGAACAAAACCTGAGCAGGGGATTTCTTCTCCTGCTCTTTTTTATCTGGGAGGGTAGACATTGAACTTAACTTCAGCTTTGTTGAAGCAAATAATAACGCAACAAGACTTTGATTCTTGGGGAAACCTTAGAGTTAATTATCTTAGTGCAGAGTATCAGTCCTTACACAAGGTCATAGATACTCACATTAAAAATTTCAGTGCTCTCCCTTCTTTTGATGATCTAAAACTATCCATTCGTGATAGAAAGCTACAAGAAAAAGTATTCGCAATCGAAGCTGTCGAGGTCGATATCGACGCGTACGTGCTACTTGAGTATCTTAAAAATGAGTATACACAAGTAGAAATACTAGATGAGCTAGATAAGTTCATTGACAAGACTGTAGCAATTTCTTCGGCAGAAGAAAATGTTGAAGCAATTCAACAGATTGTGTTAGACGTTGGCGAACGAGTCGACCTAAAAGCACCCGAAGAAAATATGCAAACAATCCCTTTGTTCGATTCAGAGAAAGACCTCAATAAGTTCTTACCTCTCGGACTCAACGACGAATATGACCAATTTATGAAGTTTTCTCCCAGAGACCTTATATTAGTTGGTGGTCGTAGAGGAGCTGGTAAGTCTATAACCTGTTGTAACATTGCTAACAATGTATACGAACAAGGCAAGAGTGCTATGTACTTTACAATCGAAATGGATAGTCGTTCCATACTTCAAAGAATGTGTTCACTAGGTGCGCGCATACCTATCTCCAGATTAGCTACACGAAACTTGACTACGGTTGAGTGGGACAGAGTTGCAAACTGGTGGGCAGGTAGATTTGAAGGTGGTTCTGACTTATTACCTATTTTCAGTGAGACAAGGGATTTTGATGCATTCCATAAGCAACTACAAACTAAACCTTTGAATAAAGACAGACAGATTGATGTTGTGTACGATCCAGTGCTAAGTCTTTCTAGGATACGACAAGAACTAGAAAGTAAAGTTAGCCAAACAGATTATGGAGTTATTGTAGTGGATTACTTAAACCAAGTGAAACGCTCCAATGCTCCTAGTCGCGGAGGACAATATGACTGGACAGAGCAGATAGAAGTCAGTAAGACTCTGAAAAGTATCGCGCAGGAATATGAGATTCCTGTGTTCGCCCCTTACCAAACCGATAGCACAGGTGAGGCAAGATTTGCAAAAGGTATTCTCGATGCAGCAGATGCAGCCTTTACATTAGAGACATGGTCACCAGAAGATGAAGCCATTACCTTTAACTGTACTAAAATGAGAAGTGCTAAAATGGAAGGATTCACAAGTGTAATGGACTGGGAAACATTAAGGATAGGCCCTCAGTCAACTATGAACCCTAAAGAGAAAGAAGCAATCAAAGACAGCCTATCTACAGGAGAAGAGATAAATGACTTTTAAAATAATTAAAGGAGCTAAGTACTACATAACTAAACCAAAGAAAGAAAAGTACTCAGGCTGGTATTACTGTCACGTTAGAAAAGCATTTTTCAGGTGGACAGAGTTTATAGAAGGACAGAAAAATAATGACTGAACACACAGAAATGATGAAAAGAAAAGCACAACAACTAGAAGCAGAAGCATGGGGTAAGCAGGTTGCTTACATCTCAGGGCAGGATGGAATTATCGAGACTTGTTACAACAATGGAGTACGAAAGTTCGAGGAGAATAAGCCAGGTGGAAAGAAGTGGACAGAAGGACAACCAGAGACAAAAGACTCATTATTTGAATCTTTCACTAGATGGATAACAGACCACCGTGGCAAGTGATAGAATAGGAAAGACGTCAGCAGCGTTAGTAGGAGTACCACCCTTTGAGATAAGGCAGGTAACTACTGACTATATGTTGCAACAACCACAGGTAAGGGATAACATTATGCGTGTTCCCCTTAACGAACCTCTGTGTGATAGTATAAGAAAAGCAGGTATATTAAACCCTTTTCTATGTATGAAACAGTGGTATCCGCTAGCAGGTAGTCAAAGACTTAGAGCAGTAGCGGAAATAAAGAAAGACCAATCTAACTTTAACTTGAATGTAACAGTTCATAGATATTTAGAGGACTGGCACAATTGTTTTTATCTTTGGCCAGATAAGGAGTTTAGAAGTAAAGCTATAGCTATATGGTTTCAAACCCAAGAAGTAGTATTTAAATCAACTTATTACACCCATGATAAAGACGTAGATGGAACCAAAATGACCGAGCATGAGAAACTTGGTGAACAATTAAAGTGGGAAAGAGATGATAGAAATACTACAAATACTCTTAGCGATGTGCGCAATAGCACTAGTATGCTCGATGTTGGACATTAAATGAGAGTAGATGAATTACTACAAGAACAAAGACTTGACTTCAAAGTTTCAGGAAGGGACTTTTTAGTCAAGTGTTTGAACCCTGACCACGAAGATGGCAACCCTAGTATGCGTATTGATAACGTAACAGGCATCTTTAATTGTTTTGCCTGTGGATTTAAAGGTAACGTATTTAAACATTTTGGAGCTGCAGCAAACTATCTAGAGATTAAGAGACAAAAGTTGAAACAATCTATAGATGAGACACGCTCAAGCAGCATTGGTTTTGAATTTCCTAAAGGGTTTGCTCCTTATGTGGGCAACTGGAGAGGAATCAAACCAGAAACATATAAGCACTTTGAAGCTTTTATGCATCACGAATCGCATTTCAACGGAAGAGTTGTATTTCCAGTTCGTGATATTACAGGAAAGGTGGTAGCTTTTAACGGTCGACATATGACCATGACTGAGATACCCAAATATCTCATCTACCCTCCACAAGCAAAGCTACCACTTTATCCTTCTAAAGTTTCTCCGATCAAAGGGAGAGTGATACTAGTAGAAGGAATATTTGACATGATTAACCTTTATGATAAAGGCTTATCGAATGCAATCTGTTGTTTTGGCACACGAAACATAGATGCAGATAAGCTAGCGATACTTAAGATGCAGAACGTAGAAGGTGTAGATATCATGTTTGATGGAGATGACGCAGGACAAACTGCGGCAGAAGAAGTAAAAGGATTAGCCGAGAGAGTAGGACTAACCTCTAGGAATATAAACCTAGGAAACCACATAGACCCAGGAGGTCTACCCGAATTGAAGGTATCAGACCTTAGGAGAAGGTTATATAGTTCTTGACACAGCGTTGAGAATTTGATATAATATATATAATAAATAAAGGAAAGTAAATGACAAATGTAGCGTTAATAGAATCTAAAACTAGCAGAACTAACTGGGAAGATAGGTTTGAGAATAACTTTGAAATTGATAGATATGCTCTATGCTCTGACAGTAGCAAAAAGAAAATCTTAAAAGCTGACGTAGATATCGAGATCGATATACTAGCTTACGATTGGATTATTGTAGTCGGCTCAGAAGCATTAAAGTTTTTCACAAGTGTAAATTCTATAACAGAGTATAGTGGTAAGTGCGTAGATGATAAGTATCTACCCGTAATTAACCCTGCCATGTTGTCTTTCAAGCCAGAAGCTAAACCTTTATGGGATAAAAGCAAGAACAATATCATAGACTTTATTGCAGGAACACTTAAAGTACAAAAACTAGATACAGATAAGTGTTATGGTATTCAAGATACAGAACAGTTCCACAAGTTTTTACAAGATGCTATTGACCATCCTAATCTATATGTAGGTTTAGACTCAGAGACATCAGGACTATACCCTAGAGATGGGCATATGCTTGGTATGAGTATTTCTTACGAGAAAGACCACGGAGCTTACATAGATACCGAGTGTGTAGACGAGAAAGCAGAGCAAAT